CTCGCGAGGTCTCAGGTGGCGCATGCGGCGCATTATGCGAACTCCAGCAAGACGCCGATAAGGCGGGCGTCTACGGCGAGTGTGTCGTCGCCATGCGACGGGTCGCGCTCAATCTCAACAACGCAAAGATTGCCAGCGGAGACAGTTCCGCCCGGCGTGATTGCAGATGTCGCACCAGATTTGTGCGCATCATTTGCGGCAAGTAGCGTGTCAGAAACTGCCTGCGACGTGCCCTGCGCTTGGTCCATTGCGTCGTCGTCGGCGTAGCAGCGCGCAGATGCCTGCCAGCGAACCCCACCCGTTCCGCTTGCCGCCGTCCAGTGGAACGTGGCGGCTAGTGTGGTGAAGCCGCTCGGCCATGCAAACGACACCTGCGCGCCCTCTGACGTTGCAGAGTCAAACGCAAGATAATCGAGATTGATGTCGTTTGTCGCAAGTTCCTCGCCGTCAATACCCGCGCCATTAGTGACGCGCGGGATTAACTCACCGGCGCCGATCCATTTGGTGTTTGCAGAGCCGCCGCTCAGCGTTGCCCACGTCTGATCTCCACGCAGGAATGTAGTGCTGTTGGCTGTGCCGCTGCCGAGGCGCGCGGTGGCGATTGTGCCGGAGGTAATGTCACTCGCCGCATGCGTGTGGCTGGATGCCGCCTTGGTGTCAGCGACCGCCTTGACGCCCGCGGCCGTGACTGCGCGCGTCGTGTCCGTGCCGGTCAGTGCCTCTGCCGTCGTCGCCAGCTCAACCGCGCCTTGCGCCGTCTCGCTCGCCGCCGGCAGCCGGGCAGCGTCCAGCGTGCCGGAGGTGATCGTGGTGGCAGATTGGTTGTGACTGACGGCCGCATAGAGCGTGTCGAAGTAGGTCTTAAGCGTCGCTTTGATATTCGACCAGGTGATCTTGCGCAGCTCACTTCTGGCAGTCTGCCAGAAACCCATCTCGTCGGCGTCGGCGATGCTCGCCTCTGTCGCTGCGTGGATCTCGGCGGCGATGTCTGCGGCGTCGCCTGGGACGCCCTGCGGACCCTGCGGCCCTTGCGGCCCCGTTGCACCAGTGGCACCAGTGGCGCCGGCTGCCCCTGTCGCACCTGTCGCACCAGCGGGCCCGGTCGGGCCATCCGCTCCGGTTGCTCCAGTGGCGCCCGTCGCTCCCGTCGCCCCGGCTGCGCCCTCGGCCCCGCGGATGTCCACGGCATCGCCGATCAGCGCCACGATGCCGCTGGCGCCGATGTAGCCGCCCGTGGCCGGCTTGGTCCCAGCGCCGCCGGTCCAGTCGGCGATCTGATGCACGCGGCGGGCGCCATCGGTGACCACTGCGAGGATCGGCGACCAGCCGTCGTCGCCGGAGCCGCCGCCGGTCACGCCGATGTTTGTTCTGGCCGCGAGTTGCTGCGCCTCGCTCAATCCCTGCGCGTCGGTGTCAAACCGCACGTACCGCCCGTCACCACTCGGCAGCGCGGCGCTCGGCGTCACATCCTCCGGGCGCGTGCGGTTGCCGTAGACGATGGAGGCCCCGCGGAATGGGATGTCAATGTCATCATCGTCGGATACATCGTAGTCCTCGATGTCGTACTTCCACTCAACCCGATTTGCCCCTACAAGCCATGCCCCGGACACGCTGGCGCCGATTCTTATGTCTATCTTCTGCGTCGCATCGTTGTAGATGACGCGAGCGTTATCGGCGCCATTGTGGGTGAGGATGGCTATCACATCGTCGGCAGCATCGCTGGCGCGAATGTGCATGCGTTGCCCGCGCCCCGGAGTGCCGGCGTAGTCCAGCGACAGCTCGAACGTCTGCCCGGCGTGGATGATGATGTTGCGCTCGGTGGTCATTTGCGGGCCCTAACGAGTTGTTGAGCGGCGGCGATGGCGGCGCGGATCTTGGCGCAGAGGGAGCACGGCGGGCGCGGCGTTGGCGCTCCGCACGGGTGCAGCTTTGCGTGTGGCGGCACGCGGGTCAGGTTAGGCATTCAATCGGATCCGATGCTCTTGTTTCGGCGCCGACAGTCGCATAAACGACAATGTTCGTCATGGCGCCGTCAGAAAGAATGATTTGGAAAGGCTCTTGACCGCCAACGGCGGCATCAAAAGAAACATCATCTGGATTTGTGTCCATCTGATCCCACGTTACCGCCCATGCGGATACACTGGCCACACCGCGGACCCAGACGACCCATGCGCATGCCCAACCGTCATAGGCTCCGATTGGCAGAGTGAAGGGCCCCTCGACCGTAACAGGGCCGCCGCCGGAAACGACGGGGCATTTCTTTGGCGCCTCCCCGACGCGCAACAACTGGACGCCGATGCCGACAGGTGCAACGGCTGGGCCTTGGATCGGCTGGGCAATCACGCGCTGTCTCATACGCGCACCGCGAGGCGGAACGGCTGGAAGCCCTGCGCCGTGATGTCGATGACATGCGATCCGGCCGGCATCTGAGCCACCGGGAAGGCCACACGCCCGGCACCATCGCTGGTGCGCGTGATCGAGCCATTGAGGCGGCAGGATGCGCCAGCAATCGGCCGCCCGCTGGTGTCGGTGATTGTGACCACGCGATCGCCGTTGACCGTCGCCACGTTGACGCCCGTGTATGTCTCGGGCTCATAGACCGCAGTGCTGGCAACGATTGACGTGCTCGGCGCAGACCCTGCGGCAAGCGTGATCGTCGGCACGGATCCGCGCTCGTCGATGGTTGACGCCACGACCAGGGCGGCGCCAGACAGTCCGAGCGCCGGAACGGATGCGGTTACCACGTCGCCGGGCACCAGTCGCCTTTGCTGCCGCGCCACTGGCACGCGATAGCGCGGGCGGCTGGCGTCTGACAGCATGCGATCCGCGACGTCTGCGGCCGTGCGCGCATCGGATACCCACGCGAGCGTCACCTCGGACAGCACGCGGCCGCGCAGTGTTTCGACACCGGGCGCGGCGACCACGACCGAGGCGCGCGGCTTACCATCGCGCACGGCATAGCGAGCGCGCACGCGGGTGGCGATGCCCTGCCGCTGCGCGACGCCGGTCGGCGTGTCGCGGGACGGAATGGTGATCGTTGGCGACGAGCGCGGTAGCAGGCGCATCAGGCCAGGAAGCTCGCGCGAAAACGCGGCATAGATGGATGCGGCAATTTCGGTCAGCACTGACTGCAGGCTGCCGCCCGTGATCGTTCCCGCCACTTCGAGCCCGCGCCCGATACACTCGACGCGCAGCGGCACCAGATCGCCACGGTCTACCTCAACGCCAGCCGCGGCACAGATGGCCGCGACCACATCGGAAGGATTGCTGGCGAGCGTTCCTGACAGCGGATCTAGCGCGCCGTCACCAGTGGCCACGACGCGCGTTCCTTCCGGCTGCGGATCCGACGTCTGCACGACGCAGATCGGCCGTCCGTTGGCGTCAATGTCGTTGCGCCATGCCCAGGCGTCGTAGGGCTGTCCGTCGACCTCCAGAGCGGTCACGCGCGAGCACGCATGGTCAGCCCACAGCCAGCGCGTGCCGGCGGCATTCAACCTGACGCACTCGCCGGACACAGAGCGGCCGTAGCGCCACGGGAGCGGCGACAACTCGCCGAACTCGCCGAGATCCGCGGACGTGCGCAGCGGCAGATCATCGGACCAGCCGGGCGCCTCGCAATCCAGGTCAATCAATCCGCCCGCCCGGCTCTCGACCTGCGACACGATGCCAGACCGTGACAGCGTGCCGCCGTCCATGACATCAACGCGAACGCCGTAGGGCGCTTGCTCGCTCAGGTGTCGGCGCAGCGTGGCGGCCGGGGAATCAAGCGTGACCGAGAACGAGTCGTTGCGCTGCCCGAGTTGTGCCTGAGTCGCGGAAACCGTGAAAGGAACGCGGTGCATCGGAAGCGACGGATGCAGCCGTCCGCGGAGCGCGTCGATGGCGTAGACCTGGGCCGGCGGCGTGGTGTGGATGTAGAGCCAGACGCCACCGGCTGCAACGCCAGACCACGCGGACCCGCTTCCGGAAAGTGACAGCGATCCAGCGCCGGCGCCGCGCGGCGTGTCGCCGCCGTCGCCAATGATGGAAAACGATCCGGAACCCGTGCCAGTGACGACGGGGCCGCCAGTGGCAGCGCCGGTGATCGACAGCGAACCGGCACCGGTTGCTGATACGTAGCCGACCGCAGCGCCAGTTCCACTGATTGACAGCGTGCCCGACCCGGTCGCGGCAGGATGGCTTGCGCCCGCGCCATTGCCGGTGATCGACAGCGATCCGTTGCCAGTAGCCGCAGGGTGCGCAGACGCAGATCCATCACCACTCAGCGACAGCGAGCCGCTACCGGAAGCGATGGGATAAGCGTATGCGGTCGCGCTGCCGGAAACCGACAGCGAACCGGCGCCGGTGCCGGTCACTGACATATCAGGTAGTCGGGACCGTCAGGGTAAACGACGTGATGGCAACCGGGCCGCCACTGACGATGGAGGTCGTGTTGAAGGTCAGCACCACCGAGCCAGACGAGCCCACGCTGACGTCCATGATGACGTTGCTATCGCTGTCGAGGATGCGCGCCCAGGTCGCGGTGCCGGTTGCGTTCGCACTGCTGTCGCTCGTGATCGCCGAAAACGTCAGCACGCCGGATGCGGCAGCCGAGGCGCACGGGTCGCTGAACGTCAACTCAGCGAGCAGCGTTTGCGCGCCGACAGCCGTGTTGGCGTCGGTCGGGATCGTGCCGTTGTAGACCTTCAGCACGCCAGCGCCGGCGCCTGCGTTGATCTTGGTTGCGATGGCATCGAGCACCGCGTTGCGGGTTGCGTCGGCCAGTCGGATGGTGCCTGCCATGGTGTTACCTCGGTGTCAGTGTCATCGTAATGGACAGCCGCCGATCAGCGGCCGGTGCCTGGAATCCGTAGGCGTCTGAGATTTCGACCTCATCCGCCACAGTCGCGAGCGTGCCCTCGCCCTCGGGGCTGACTGCGCCGATCCGCCCGTCGTCGTTGCTGTGCGCGTACTCGATGGCGGTCAGCAGATCGTCAATCGAAGACGCCGAGCAATCGGAATGTGCGACCTGCCCGCCGATCGCCCGCTGGCGCTGTCCGTTGGCCAGCCTGGCGCGGCGAGTCCATCGGCCATGCTCCACGGTGGCCGCGGTGCCGCTGACGATGGGGCGCTCGGGCACGCCGAGATAGAGCCAGCCGATTGAGCCGGATTCGTTGACCGTCAGACGCCACTTTGTGCAGGTGGCGGACGCGAACAGCAGCGCCATCGTCCCGGCCGCCCACGGCACGGCATGCGTGACTTCGGTTGTCGCGAAATTGTCGTTGCTGCCGGTGAGCGTCACCGTCGCCGTGCTGGCAATCGTGTGCAGCGCGAGCATCAGCGTGTCCGCCGTGCCGCTGCCTGTCGGCGTGATGTCGATTTGAGTGCTGCCGGTCCACGCCATCGACTCGTCAGACGGCGTGCGCGCTCTGCCTGCGCCGGAGGTGGCTAGCATCTTGAGCTGGTAGACGTCGCCATCCGCCCACGACGGTGTTGCGCCAGCGACAAAGCGCGCCGCGATCCCTCCGGAAAGCGCGACTGTGGCGGCGATGTCTGCTGTGGTCCACGATCCAGAGTTGACGCGCCAGCGAAACTCGCCGCCCTCGGCGCTGAAAGTCCAGCGGTCGCCTACCTCAAACGGAATCGCTCCCGGCGTGATCGTAAAGGCGAGCCCGCCGTCACTGTAGGACGATGGCGCCGTGGTGACCAGCGGATAGGGGTCGAGTGCGCCGGCGACAGATCCGCGAACGCCGAAGGTCACAGTGTCATTCCCGATCTGCCCGCCGCCGAGCTGCACCGGATCAGCGCGCACAATCTCCCATTCGATCGCGTCGCCTTGCTGGTACGTCGCGCGGCCGTTGGCATACGGCGTCGTCTTGACGATCAGTTTGTCGCCGACCTGCATATTCTCGACGCATCCGACCGCGGGGCCGAAGCCAAACTCGCGCGTACTGACCGGCTCGTCTTCGCCGATGTCGTTTGGCTCCATCCGGGCCGAGTGGTAGTAAAAGCCCGGTTGAATTGGAAGCAAGCCGTCTCCTTGGCTCACAAACCAATAATCACCGCCGTGGTCCTGCCACACTGCACTCCCTGTCAGTGTGGCGCCGTCAAAAGGGCGCAGCAGGTTCCCGGCAATGTAGACCTTCCCGATATGGGCCTGAACAAGCCGAGTAAGCGGGCCAAGATCGTTAGTTAGATTCCTCGTCCCCGCGATTGCTCTGTCGATATATTGCTGAATCATTGCGCCGGGCTGATCAAGATCGCCAGTGGCAATTCCGGCTTGAAACGATGGAGTTTTCCAAACGCGCCCCCCGGTGTTCGTGATCACCATCAATGGAGACAGCTTATCTACTATTGCATCCCATTGCGTCTGAAACTCGGTTGCAACGGCGGAATCAAGGTCTCCGCTGCCGCCCATCTCGTTGTAGATCGCGAGCAAATGCGTTTGAAAGGTATTTGCGACCAATTCAATCGCAGCGATGTCGGCATCCTCAAAGCGAGCGGTTGCAGACGCCCTTTCCATGATCGTGGAGACGGACCCAAGCGGATAACCATCTGATGGCGATATTCCAGTTGCCCCCGTGACGCTCCAGATGTCGATAAACATGGACGTCAACCATGTCTCAACGTCATCCGTCCTGTCCCCCCAAAAGCAATTTAACCCGATTGACTGCAGCCGCCAGTCCTCGATTTGTTCATACAGCGTCTTGAGCGTAGCCGGCAAAGTCGCCACTGCCGTGCCTCCTGTGGTGATACCCAGCAAAATGTCATTGGGCCCGCCAACGACGGGGATGGTTGAGCAGTCGCACGCCTCGGCAGGACGCGGGCGCCACTCGAAAACGTATGTCCGCGTCTGCGCTTCTGCGCCAAGGCGGAAGTTCTTCACGCACAGCGACGGAACCGGCGTTGCCGCATCGCGCGACAACAGTTCCAGGTACGCCGTACCCTCGCCTTCCGGCTCAGTATTCGGCGCCAGTTCCTGCGGGATCGTCGCGGCGTAACCCTCGTCCGTCCACGCGACGCCAGAAACGGCGTTGTCCATCTCGCCAGACACGCTGCCAGACATGCGCCAGATTTCGGCGCCTGGAATCGGGGCGGCGATGCACTCGGCGCGAAGCACCTCGGTTGGCGCCGCGCTCGGGACCGTGAGCGGGATGACCGCGCGGCGGATGTAGCTAGTCCCCTCGCGCGTGCTGCCGGCGCTGTAGCTCGAAGTGAATACCGTCAGGTCATCGCATGCCATGCCGCCCGGCCGCCGGTCCTGCGCGATCACGCCGTCCACCTCGATCAGCGTCGAGTCGGCGGCGATCTGCGACAGCAGCGAATAGAGCGTGGTGACGCCGGTATAGGTTTCCTCGACCGCCGAGCCGTCCAGTAGCTCAACCGTGCGCCCGCCTGTGATGGCATAGACGCGCGTGCCGATCGGCACCGGCCGCCTGAGCGCTGGCGACAGGTGGTAGCGATAGGCGCCGTCGCGGAACACGCGCCAGTGGCGATACACGGTCACATCATCGCCAAACCGGATGCGCGGCGCGGCAGTCGGCACCGTGCCCTCGGGCTCCAGATTGATCGCGCCGAAGTTGAACTGGTCGCCCGAAAACTCAGACGCGCCCGCGGACATGTCGCCCGTCGTGGCGAAGTCAGTAGCGGTGGCGGTCAGGCCCGCTTGCGAAACGCGCAGCGAATACGCATTGCCAGCAGTGCCGGCAACCTTGGCGCGCAGATTGACGGACTGGAACGGGGCCCAGGCCTTGCGCGTCGGCGTGCCGAGATCCAGGCAGGTGATGGTGAACTCTTGCGCTGCAATGCCGCTGTCGGCGGACAGGCCAGACAGCGATCCATTGCCGATGCCGGCATACACGGGCGCGCTCAACTGCGGCGCGCCGTTGATGGTGTTGCTCGTTACCTCGATGTCTACCACGGCGTCATCCGCGCCGCTGTAGCTGCCGGACAGTTCCACCGTGCCGCCGCCTTCGGCCACGCGCGACACCAGCTCCCACGCGGACGAGGCAGCCGTGTTCGTCGCCGTGAGCGTCGCGTCGCGGACGATGTTTTCAAGGCCGGTCGGGTAGCGCATGCGTTAGCGGCTCAGTCGGTTGATGCGTTCGAGTTCGGGGACCACGGACTGTTCGACGAACTGCCGCGCCTGATCGGTGGTCATGCCTTGCACGTTGATGACGATCTGAGGCGCGCCGCGATCGCCGCCGCCGCCAGATGACCCGCGGCCGCCTGTTGCGCCTCCGGTTGCTTCCGCCTGCTGGCCAGTTCCGACGCCGCCGAATCCGGCGGTGCGCTGCGCCTCGATCTGGATTGATCTCTCGGTCTCGTCGTTGGCCTGTTTCTTGGCGCGCGCCAGCTCCAGTTCTTTGCGCACCAGCTCGTCAAGCAGCGTCGATGACGTGCCGTACTGCAGCGCCAGCCGCTTGCGAATCTGCTCTTCCTCAGAAAGCGCCGCGTTCTGCCTGCTCAACTGATCGAGCCGCGCCTTGATCTTTTCCTCTTGATCAGCGCCCGCGGCGAAGTACCGATTCAGGGTGTCGATGTAGTCCTTTGCGGACTTGGCAGCGCCAGCGGCATCGAGCGCTTGGCGCACGAAAGCCTCCGACAAATTGCCGAGACTGATCGCGGTTTCGCTCGACTTGTTGCCGATGTTGCCGAAGGAGTCGGCGACCTGGCTGTTGCTGCTCTTGAGGTCTTCTGCGGCGTCTCCGGCATCGCCTGCGGCGGCTGCGAAATTGCGGAGGCTTCCGGCTGCATTGTTGGCCTTGTCTCCGGTGCCCTTTACCTCATCGCCAGCCTCTTTAATCTTGTCCTTTGCTTTGGAAATCTCAAGTTCAAGTTTTGCCGCGTCTTGGGCCAGTCGGACAAACTCAGGCGACCCAACCGGAGCCGCTTCCAGCGATTCCCGAACATCCTTAAGCCTCTGCTCTAGCTGAGTTATTGAAAGCCCAGCAATATCAGCCGCCTCTGCTAGATTGCCAAGAGAAATCTTGGCGGGCTCAGGGACTTTTACAAGCTCTTTTAGCTCATCAACCGCCTTCTTTACGGCATCCGCAAGAGCGGCAAACGGTTTTGGCACAAGGGCATCTACGAGCCTACCTATTTCAGACGATGCAGATTTTGCGCTAGGAGCAACCCCGTCAAGTAGTCGCTTAAACCTGTCGGCAGATTCGGCCGTTCCACCAAATCGCCCTGATAGCCTGTCAAGCGACTTTCCTACGCTCTTCTCGGACTCATCAGCCTGCTCTCGAAGACTTCTCCAAAGGCCCTCGGCGCCTTCGTCAAATACCGCAAGCGGCTCAATTATTGCAGCGCCAACGGATGCGGTCACGCCCTTGAGCGACTGGAATGTGATTGAAACAAGATCGCCAAACCCGCCGATAGTGCTACCGGCAATCTCAAAAGCACCTGCAATCGTTGCTAGGTTTTCCGCAACAGAAGTTGAGAAATCAACCACGCGCGTAAGGGCGTCTGTAAGGTCAACTGACGCGACAAAATCGCCAAAGCCTTTTATTCCAGCCGTCGCAATCTTCGTGAAGTTCTCAACAATAACGTCAAATTCTTTTGTCTTCGAGAATGCAATTAGCCTTTCTGATAATCTTGTTATCTCATCGCCAAGCGGCTCAAGAATCGGCGCAATAACAGCATTGCGCAGGTTTTCGATGTTGTTCTCAAACTTTTTGACGATGGAGTTAAAAGTTCCGCCCATAATGTCGGCGGTTCTTTGCGCAGATCCAGATGCGTCGTTGAGTGCTGCGTTTAGCGCCTTGATTCCCGAGCTGCCCTGACGCGCAAGCGCAAGGATTGCCGGCCTTGCTGTCGTATCAAGCGACAGTAGTATTTTCCCGGCCCCGTCGCCCTTATCGGCGAGCGCCTGCATAACCTCGGTAAAATCGCGCGTCTTTATGCCGGCAGAATCAAGCGCCTTTGCGAACTTGCTGCTAGGGTCTTGCAGAGCCGTTAGGGCATTTGCAAATGCCGTGCCACCTCGCGAGCCCTGGAAACCGGCGTCGGCCAGCTTTCCTATAATCGCCGTCGTTTCCTCTAGCGACAAACCAGCCTGTGCGGCAATCGACGCCGAGTAGCTAAGGGCGTCCCCCACTTGCCTTACGTCCGTTTGACTCTTGTCAGCCACAGATGCAAGGACGTCAGCAGCGCGGGCCGCATCAGTTGCGGCCAATCCAAATTGCGTCAGCGTTGTAGTTACAAACTTGGATGATTCGGCAACGCTAAGTTGCTGCCCCTGCGCAAGAGCAAGCACAGGATTAAGCGTAGAGATCGCATCTGATGCGGAGTAGCCAGCGCGCGCTAGTTCCGCGAGCCCATCGGCTGCCTCGGTGCTGCTGAATATAGACGCCTGCGATGCGGCGACGGCTGCGTTTTTAAGCCTATCAAGCTCTTCTGCACTTGCCCCCGTGACCGCTTGCAGCGCCGCTAGAGACTGCTCGAAGTTTCCAACGCTAGTAACCTGATCGGCGAGGAAGCCTCCTGCTGTCTTGATCGCATCAAACGCCTTACCGGTTAACTCAGCAGCCGCATTTACCTTGACAATAGACGCCCCAAGGTCGTTTACATTCTTGCGAATGTCTGCGATTGACCTGGAAACGCCGTCAATCAAGCTGAGGCGTAGGGCGATATCCTCCTTAGCCACGGATAGCCCTCGCAATTCTCCGCCTCAATTCTTGAGCTGCGCGCCCAAGCACCTGCGTCACCAACGGCTGCTGCACCGCATCGCGCGCCAGCATGTCGGCAACAGTTGGGCCGTAAACGCCCCTGATGTTTTGACGGATCTTCCCTGCATAGCGACCCTTTTGCATCACTCTCTTGCCGCCAGTTCGCACAAACGGGAACAGATTCCCACTAAGGGCCGGAGCGATAAAGCCAGTGTTGATTAACACCTGCTTGCCTCGTATGAACTGACCACGCAAAGGCTTGCCCCTTGGCGCCTTGAATCCATATGAGAGAGCTGAAATCGTCCGCTTCCTGCCTGTAATCGTTACGCTTGTCTTGTCAGACGTAACGCTTACATCCTCAGCAATGCGCGCCTGTTTGATGTTGTAAACCGCAGACGCGGCGCGCTTTGCTTCAGTCGTTGCGGCGCGTCGCATTGATCCAACGGCCTGCCCGAAGTCCTTGTCTGCGTCAGCGCTAACAGTTGCAAGGCGCTTTGCAAGTACGGCAAGTCCGTTGTCGAACTTCGTCGGCATCAGGCGCCCTTGGGGATGGCCGAAGCAATCATTTTTGCTCTGATTGCGTGCGGGTCAAGCGCTGCCGACAGATGCTCAACCACCTTAGCGGCAGCCTGCTGCATTTCTACCGTCAGAATCCCAGGGATTGCATCAACAATCCCATCTATTGCGTCAGTTGCGCGCATCCCATACACACTATCAATGCTTTTCCCGCTGCTGATGGCATATAGCGGCACCAAAGCCAAAACCGGCGACAGCGCGCCGGCTTGGCTTGGCGCCACAAATGCCGACAGCGCCTGCAATTCTGCAAGCGTCATGTCGATAGCTCCTTACGCCCGGCCGTCGAGAATGATCTGAGGCGTGCTCGAATCCTTCTCGTTGATGCCGAGGCGCATTTCCACGCTCGCCGTCGTGGTGTCGCCGATGAACGGAAGTTCGCCGTTCGGCGAAATCTTGCACGACGAGATGAACAGGTCGCGATTCGTGCCCTCGCTGTTGTCGGCGATGAACCGGAACTGCCCGGCGATGGACCCGGATCCGCTGGTCGTGGTGCGGTCGCGCGTCTCGGCGGCCGGCGTGTAGTCGACGTTGAGCGACAGGTAATCGCCCGTGACCTCCGTGTAGAGATCGCACGCGAGGGCGATATCGCCGGCCGGCTCGATGCCGATGCGGCCGGAGGCTGCGTTGAGCAGGTAGTCGTCGGCGACGGTAAACGCGCTGGTTTTGCCGAGGAACTTGACGGTCGCAGCCCCGTCCGTCGTGCTGTCGCCGATACTGGTCGTGACCATCGACGGCGGCGAACCTGCCGAGGTGCCAGCAGTGGTCACCACGAACACATCGGTGCTGACCTTGTAGATCTGACCGACCGTGTAGGCCGTCGAATTGGCGCGCGCCGCGGCGTTGGCGAGCTCGTACAGCTTGACCGTGACCGCCGAGACGTTGCGCACGCCAGCGACGTGAGTCGTGCTCGCGCCGAGCTGGTACTCGCGATTGCTCTCGGCGTTGCGGATGCGTTCGTTCGTGACCGGCGTTGCGGCCTGCGTCACGGTGGCGGTGCTGCCGGCCATGATCAGCGCGAGATTGTCGGCCGACAAATCGTTGATCGTGAACGTGCCCTCAAAGTCCACCTGGGTGACCCATTCGCGGATCTTCTTTCTGGTGGCCGTGCGCGAGCTGTAGTAGCTCTCGACCTCGGACGTGATCGTGATGTTGACGGCCGAAACTTCGCCGAGGTCGCGCTCGCCCATCGGAAGGCCGGCAGCGTCGAACGGGGCGAAAAAGCAGATGCCGCGGCCGAGCACCAGGTTTTCGACCTTGGTCAGCGGGGTGTGTGCCATGTTGATTCTCCAGAGTCGGAAATGAAAAAGGCCCGCGCGATGGCGGGCCTTTCCGGGTGTTGCGGTTGCGGTTTGGTTAGTGCGTGATCGTCTGTTTCGCGTTGACCCGCACGCGGGTTCGGATGCCGAGCGCGCCAGATGCAAGCGCTTCCGGGATCAGTTCGTTGCCGAGGTATCGGATAGCGCCGACCTCGACGCCGGCCAGCTTGAGGCGCCCGGACGGGACCAGCACCGCGCGCCTCACGTCCGCCTTGATGTCTGCCGCCGCGTCTGCCGTCTCGATGCCGTCTAGCCTGCGGTGTGCGTCGATGTGGATGACCAGCGCCAAGTCATAGACGCGCTGATTCCCGGCGATTCCCTCGCCTTCGGCATTGACGGTGCCGTAGCTCTCGCTGGCGGTGTAGACCAGCGTTTGCCAGTCGGCATCGTCGGCAAGTTCGCCGAAAATGAAAGACCGGCGCACGTCCGAACCAAGGTCTGTGGCGTAGCCTTTCGCCGTGCGCACACCAGCCATCAGTGCGGCGATTGCCGACAGTGCATCGGCCTCGGTACTCATGCGCCATCACCGCGCACAGGCGCGCACGCCCACCACTGCATGCTGTCGTCACGCTCGCCCGTCCACTTCGTGAGGCGCCACGACCGGCCATCGTCGCCGATGACCAGGCCGTTGGCCTCAACCGTGACCGCGGCGGCCTCGATCCCGATCTGGCGCGACCGCACGAATGCAGCCACGCCAGATTCAGGACTGCCGGCGTCGATCATCTGTTCCTCGTCGTAGAGGTAGGTGATCGCCGTTTCAACGCCATCGGGTGAGCGATACGTTCCCGCATCGCCTAACCCGACGCCGGCAAAGGCCGGCAACGCCAGTGCGTCGAACTGGCGTTGCCATGCGCGGATGCCGCTCATCACGTCACGGTCGCGTTGCCGGGGGTCAGCTTGATGGTGCAAGTCGTCTCGTTGTTGGCGCCGGCGACCCACGCCACCGCAGCGCCGGTGACGTCGCCCGATGCCGGCGTGGCGGCCGAGTCATCGAACTTGCCGGCGGACACGTCCCAGATGAGCTTTTCGCCCTGCGCGAAAACCGCCGCCGTGACCTTCGGAACGCCCGAAAACACGCCTTCGATCGCAACCGCGCCGCTGCCGGTGGTCGCAGCAATGTCGGTCAGGGCGATGCCGATGGTGTGCCCCATCACGACCACATCACCGGCCGCGATGGCCGAGCCACTGTTGGCGTAGGTGATCACCCCGCCGTCCTGCTGATACTTCGTCGTCATGTCTCAACTCCTGAAAATGGAAAGGGCGCCGAAACGCCCTTGAATTGCCGGTTGCGCCCCTATCAGGAGCCGTTACTACGAACCAGGCCGCGCCAGTCGATGACCTTGGCCGCGAAGTCGAGGCGCGCCTTGACCTTGATGCCGTCAGTGTCGAAATCCACCATCTGCTCGACGTAGACGCCTTCGGCGCCTTCGAGGTAGCAGTATTCGACCGTGTCGACCTGGCTCGAATCCGCGGCCATGTACCAGTGCGCGGCCGAGGTGGAATCCAGCAGGGCTTCCACGATGGGCTCGACGGCGGTGGCGCCGCCCGCGCGGAACTCGTTCACGCTGCCCGGGGTGCTCGGCGTGTAGTTCGCGCTGGTGAACTGGTACGCGGTCTGCTCCAGAGCCGCCGGAACGATGATGTAACGCGGGGTCAGGTTCAGGATCTCACCAGCCATACCGGTCTGCTTGCGGAGCAACTTGCGGGCGGCGGCGAGCGCAGCGGCGGCGTTGGTGGCGTCGAGCGCAGTGGTCGCGCCGGTGCTCAAGTTGGCGTGGGTAGAGTGGAACAGCGCCACGCCGTCCGACATGTTGCCGTTCGCGGTCAGCTGCTGGTAGACCAGCGAGTTTTCGAGGCGGCGGGCCGAGCCGGCAAAGCCGGTGATGGCGCGATCAAACGCGCGAAGGTCGTCGTTGACGATCATCTCGCGAGTGACAGCCAGGCCGCGCGCGTAGGTCGCGATGGTGTATTGCTCGCGCTTCTCGGACACCGTGCCATAAGTGACCTCGGCGCCCTCGACCTTCAGCGACAGCGCAGGGTTGTTGGCGAGCTGCAAGACGCTGATCGTCTTGAAGTCCGGCGCATTCGGCGCGCGGCGCGCCCAGCGGGCGTAGCTCGGCACGTTTTCCGCGTACTGGCGCTGCATGCGCTTGTTGGCGACGTTCGCCAGGATGTACGGGAAGTCGGACGTCGAGTGCGCGCGCAGGAACTGCGAGGCGATCTCGTGGCGCGGCAGGCCGGAGACGTTGCGCCCGGTCTGCGCAAGCACGGCGCGGGCCATGTCGATGAACGAGGAGTGGGCATACGGTCGCGCGATCTCTTCGACCTTGCCGCCGGTCATGCGCGACAGGATGGCGGATTCCACGCCACCGATCACGGCGGCGCGCGTCAGGTCTTCGCCGACGCTGATACGGGGATTCATCGGCGTTTCCTTGCGCTTGAGGGATTCGATGATTTCGGCGCGGCACTCGGCCACGTTCTTTCCGTCAGCGATCCACTGGTCGACGGTTTCGGCCGGGATGTCGAGGCCATTGACCGCGGCGCGGATCATGCTGATGCGCTCGCGCTCCGCACGGGTTGCGGCTTCGCGGACTTCTTCGGCACTCGCCACCGAAGCCGCAGGCGCGGCCGGGGTCTGCACCGGGGTTTCGGTGGTGGTATCCATTGACTTCTCCATGTTGGTGATCGTGAAGCGTTGTGCGTTGTCGTCGGCATTGCGGCCAACCCCCACGCTCGGGTCCGCCGGCACGCTGACCAGCGAAAGTTCCATCGGCTGCCAGCGAGTCACGCGGTACTCGTTGGGGCCGTCCGAATTGGCGCGCACCAAGGCGCGCTCGTTGATCTGGTAGCCGACGCTGACGTTGCGGATCACGCCGTCCCGAATGTCGGACCAGAGCGAATCGAGATCCGCGCGGGAAGAAAGGCGCACCTCCGCGTGACCCCTGCCACCTTCCAGCCATGCGCGCTCAACCACGCCGATGTGGGCATCGCGGCTGTATGAGTCATGCCCCCACAGCAGCGGCGCGGCGCCGCCGTCGATACGCGACATGTCCACCTCGTCCGCGTCGTGCCCGAGGATTTCGAGCCACGGCTCATCGAACCAGGACGCGCGCAGATACGGCTCGTCGCTGCTGAAAGAGATGCGGAACGTGCGCCTGTCTGCGTCCAATACCTCAACGCCAGACGCTGCGCGATGAAGCGCAGGGCCGGTGATCTTCTGTCTCATGGTTGCTCCTATGCGGTAGGCGCGGCGGGCGCCTGCGACTGCGTGTTGCGCGCGTCGCTGTCAATCTTGATTCCGAGGCGGTCAAGCTCTTTGTTTGTCGCGTCAATTTCCGCGAGGACGTCTGCGGTTTCGTAGCCAAGCGACCGATGTACCTCGGGAAGCGCGAAGATCCCCGCGCGCATGGCGTCACGCATTGCCGGGTATTCGCGCGACGGGTCCACGACTTCGCGCCGCGGCGGCGTCCATCGCCAAGTGGTCTCGCGCGCGTCGATTCCGGCCTGCACCGCGCGCTCGGCCCACCATGCCGCGATCCCGTCGCAGAACTGCGGGATGTGGACGTGCCAGCGGGAGTGCTCGATGGTGCGCTGCATTTCCAGCCAGCCCATGCGCCCGCTGCTGAAATTGGTTTCGGACAGGTCGCCGGTCAGTGCTTCGTAGCTCAGGCCAAGGCCGGCGGCAATCCGGCGCAATCGCTGCTTGGCGAACGGAACGTAGTCGCCGGAATCAGGCGCCGGAGTTGATTTGACCTCGGTGCCGTATGGAACGATCTCAGTTGCGCCCGGCTCCTGCCTGTCCGTGACGCTCCACGACTGAGTGATGGACTCGGGAGCGATGACGTAATCCACCTTGCAAGCGGCCATCTTGGCGCGCAGCAAAACGGCGTCCTCGTAACCGTCGAAGTCGTGCAGGTCGATGGTGATCGGCGCAAACCACGACACGCCGCGGCGCTGGCCGGGACGATCCACGCGGTAGACGTGGATCACATCGGATGCCGGAATCAAGATCGAGTTGCGCAGCCCATAGTCAGAAACACTCGACGGCGCCGACGCGTACATCCAATAGCCCGTTGGCTTGCCTTCGGTGCTGTATTCGATCCCAAGCGTGCCCTTCGTCGTGTCGAGCCAGTCTGGCTCAAGCACCACGATGCCAAGCGGCACCACAAGGTCAGCGCGCGTCACGCGACGAACGAAGCACTCGCCGGACTCGACCATCGTCCTGTGGACAAGCGCCTGAGCGCCGTAGAAGTCAAGCCTGTTGATATCGTCGATGCGAGACGCCGCCCACCGGTCAAACTCACGCTTAACTCGGGTTGCGCGCGCCTTGTTCGGATTGACGACGGAAGCCACGATGCCGCTTCCGATGGTGTTCGTAACCACAGCGGAAAGGCCGCGGGCGGCCCATGCGTTGTTCCGGACCAGATTGCGCGCGGCGTAGGCAATCGCTGGCGCCGAATTGCCGATCACATCGTTTGCGCTGCCACTCTCGCGACCTCGGCCAGACAGGCGCCGGCCGGTTGTGGCGGCTTCGTAGCTCTTGATCGCCAGCCGATTGCGGGCACGCTCTGCCCCTGACCGCGGCGAAACCCACGCGATCAGTCGGTCTAGTGCGTTCATCAAATGCCCTTGTCGTATTCCGGATAGACGCGGCGCGTCCCGTAGGCCGTGCGATCGCCGGTTGCAACCTCGGCCTGCATCACCGCGCGCAGCTTCAACATCTCGTCAAGCGAGTGGTAGTCAACGGTGCGATCACGGTACGAAACCCGACGCGCACCGGACTTGATCGCCGTGTCAAGCGCGGTCAGATCGTCAGCAGTAAAGGCCATGCGTCACCAGTAGTTGGACTTGCGGCGGGTGATCTGCGTGTCATTCGGCCGGCCCGGCTCATCACCAGGCCGACAAACGTCGGGGTTCTTGTCCCACTCAGCCGCCCACGACGGCGGCGCGCTCCAGTCAATCCGGTCGGCTTTCATGAACAGCGCCGCCGCCTCCGCGTAGCACGACAGGTCCAGCGATTCATTCGGGCGCCCGTGATCTTCCCATCGGCGATCGCCGCGCGTCTCCGCGGTCAACTCGTCGTAGAAGCTCGTCGGCAGCCAGTCCGGGAAGTGAAACCGGCCTGGGCCGTCTTCCGTCCTCCAGACCTTACCCATCACGTCATCTTTCAGCAGCGTCGAGTTCAGCAGCAGAACCGGCACATCGCCCGCGCTGCCTGCGTTTCGGTCACTGCGGTTGCGCGTGTCTGGGAATGACTCGACCACGCGCGGCGCGTCGATTCGATCCGTTCCCTTGACCAGCCGAAACTTGCCGTGCAGCCCCTTCGCGCGAAGCTCGCGGAAGAACTCATACGCGCGCGCCGTAACGCCCTCTTTGCCGCCGCTGTCGCACGCGGTCAGACGCACCGGCATCGTGCGCCCCGACCCATCCCCGAGCGGGTATCGCCTGGTGATCGCCTTTTCGATCAGCCGGCGCCAGTCCTCCACGTAGCTCGAAGGATCGAGCGGCAGCAGCGCGGGCGGATTGCTCGGATCAACACGTTCGCTTGAGCGCAGCGCGTACCTGTCGACAATCCACCGTTCAAGGCCTACGCCAAAGCCTGTCACCTGCACCACAAAGCGCGGCTTGGTGCCGGCCTGAACGTCCACCGTGGCGACCAGAAACCGGACGCCACGCGGAACAGTCATCGGCTCCCAATGCTCAGCGCGCGCTTGCAATTCGTGCCCACTCTTCTGCTTCTGGACCGACAGAGGGAAGTACGCGCGCCCCTGATCCAGATTTACCGTCGATTTGATCTCGACCTCAGACCCGGTTCGCGCGTAGTCCTGAATCGCTGTCGCGTACTTCTCCAAGACGCCGCGCCACGACTGATAGGCCGCCGCGACGCTCGAAAGCGCGTAGCTGGCAATCGTCGTGTCACGCGGCTCGCCAACAACGCGACCGTCTTCAATCTCGCACCCGCTGGGCACCCAAAGGGCCGCGCCGTTCAACTGCCGCTTTCGGCCCTCGTCGAACAGGCCTCCGCAATGCTTGCACGGCATGTGCGCGCGCTCTCGCGCCCACTCGGCCGGATCACGCTCGGCCAGTTGCTCAACCAGCGCGCTCAACTCCGGTAGCCCAAACATCTCGTGAATGTCAGGGTCCAGCGCCGTCCACCGACCGCAGTGCTCACACTGCCAATGCAGCCAGCACATCGTGCCGCCGTTGTAGATGGCGGTGATTCCCTTGGCCGGCGGCGCCTCATGAGGCACTGACCGGCGCCAGCTTCCGTCCCGGTACTCGCGGCGGACGCTGGATTCAACCAGCACTTTGCCGGCGCTCAGGAACGTCTCGGTGCGCTTGCTTGCCAGCGCGAAGAGCGACCCTTCGCCGTCGATGTCATCGGCCGCCGCGTCATACTCGGTCAGCGCGACGTAGCGAAAATCACGCCCGGCGAGCTGGGCACCGGAAGGCCAGCCAAAGGCCAGCACCATTCCGTTGCGGAAAACCTTGTCATAGGTGTTGTCATCCTGCCGCCGGAGCGACAGGCGATCACGCACATGTGGCGATGCGTCGATCATCCGCTTGATGCGGATTTTCGAGTAATACCGCGCCTGATCCTGCGACGACTGAACCACCAGCATATCGCCAGGATCGTGCACGACGTTGCGAGCGATCCAGCCGTCAATCAGCGTGACCGTCTTGCCAGTTCTCGCCGGGCCGACAAAGCAGACCGTGCGATAGCGGCGAGACGCCAGCATGTCTGCCGGCTCGCGCATGTAGGGCGTGAGCGCCGGTTCATAGGGGCCGGAGGCAGTCACAAGCGTCTGCGCGATCGCGTCGCTTGTGGAGATCAACGGCGGTGGCGCGTACCTCGATGCAACATCACGGCGAACCTCACGCGCAGTTGCGTGCATCCGCCTCGCCCTCATCTTGCATTGCTGCATGCAGCTCTTCGCGGATGGCGCGGCAGTGCTGCGTCACGTACTCAACCACCGCCGCCGGCGTGCGCAAGTCGCGCTCTAGCCTATCCGGAAGCGTTTCCAGCGCGCGCGTGACAATCTTCGCCACCTCGGCCATTTCCGCCTCGACTTCGCCGGCAGGGATCAAGCGGCCCTGCTCCTGCTCAAACTTGAGGCGTTCGTTTTCAGACTGGAACCAGGCGCGGCGGTCTGTCGGCCGCATGCGCATCGGGTCAACAAACTCCGCGCCGTCACCAGAATGCTGTGGCGTATCAACGAAAATGCGGATCACGTCTCGCATCCGATACACAGGATGCCCGCCACGCCTGTCTGACGGCTTGATGCCAGCCGCATCCAGGCGCTTCGATACGGTTGGCCGGGCCATCCCAAACTCCGAAGCGATCTGCGACACGCTAAGCAGAATCTGATGGATCCCTACCACGCTTCCCACGTCATGCCCTTGTTGTAGTTGTCACCCTAGGAGTCGAAAAACTGTCGAAAACCGCGCGGCACGCCC